CTACTCCTTCACGTAGTCTTGGATTTGTTAGAGCAGAATTAATTCTTCCCATTTTATTTCTATTATCACCCACTGCCTCACCTTCACGGTCAGCATCTGCCATAGCTGCCCGAGTATATTTCTTTGCATTTTTCATCATTTTTTCCCTTTTGGGTCCAGCTGGAAGTTTTTTAAATCCCTTTCCTACAGGACCATAAGGAAGACCCTTTGGTTCTTCCTCAAGTTCTTGAGGGGCATAAACCTGACTATAAGCTTCTTGAAGGGCACGAAGTTCTTGTGAGTTCATCTTACAACTACTTTTTAGTTATTTATAAAAAAAGAAGCGTCTCTTTGAGTGAGACGCTTCTTCAGTGCTTGGCGACGTGCCTTTGCTTGTCGGAGTGCTTGCGGTTTCAATGTCCGCTTCTGCTCCTTCTTAGAGTGATGTTGCCAATTTGGAACTTTCATCGATCGTATCCAGAATGTTTATGGTGGGAAACCACCCAATACTAGTTAGTATTTTAACATCCGCAGCATTATCCTGTCTCTCACCAGGGGTCAGTTCTTTAACTGGCAGATGTCCCTGACCAAATGCCTTTGCTAGATCAGAAACCTTTACAGATGTTCCAGTTCCAACTGGAACTGGTCCAGTTATATCACTTGAAGCAAGATAACGAATAGCGCGGCAAACATCTTTAACATGAATCCAATCTCTTTTGTGATTAGTCACATAGGTTGCTTTTTTATCTTTAAGCAAATCATACATCATATTACCACGCCCGCCAGGACCATAAACTGTTGTAAATCGCATTCCAACAGAATTTGGAGGAGCCATTACTTCATTAATCCATTTAGTCATTGCATAAGGATTTGTCCAGTAATCCTCTTCTACGGTACTTGATGATGCGTACAGTAAGCGAGTATTTGTTTCTCTACACCAATCAAATATTTTCTTTGTTTTTAAAACATTATTCTCATAATACTTTTCTGGATTTTCTTGACTATCTCGGATATCCGCAAAAGCAGCAAGATGAATTACAAGATCATAATCTCCTCCATCAAAATTTCCAATATCATAAGGGAAATCCATTCCCATTACCCAATTATTATGAGTTTCTACCCAATCATTAAAAACATGTTTACCAATAAATCCTTTATGCCCGGTAATTAATACTTTCATACAATTTTACTAAATCCTTTAATTTTATCAAATTTAATTACATTTTCAAACTTATCATGTAAAGACTCCTTATGAGAAATTACAAAAATATTTGCATCTTTAATTACATATCTAATAATTTTTAAAAAGTCATCAGTACCAAATCCATCTAAAGAAGAATCAAAAACTTCATCCATAATCAAAAGATTTGTGTTTACCGAATTTTTAAATTTAGCAACTTCCCTCCAAGTAAAAAGAAGAGCCAAATCAATTCTCATTTTTTCACCTTCACTAAAAGAAGCATACGAAAAATCTTCATGAATTGGAGATTGAACCGTTTCGTTAAATTCCTCATCGAGAGTGAAGTTGATGTAAAAGTCCATCATCTGCAAGTAACGATTGACTTGTTGATTTATCAATGGTAAATACTTTTTAATGATTTTAGATTTTACTCCACCATCTTTAAGTAAAGTATATGAGAAATCATAGTAATTAATATTATCTTTTCTTTCTACCAATTCGGAATAAGTTGTTTTTAAATTTTCTTTAAAAAATTCTAATTTCTCATGTTCAATATTTCTATTTGCAAGGTTTTCGGTAAGGACTTGAATTTCATGCTCAAGATCTCTGATTTGTCTGCGACACCCAGAAATCTTAATGTTGTTTTGAGAAATGCCATTAGTTAATTTAGTAATCTCTTTTGATAGTGCAGCAAATTGTTGCTCTCTTTTTTCTTCTTCTTTGATTGCTTCTTCCAGTTCTTTATAACCAGATTGCAATTCCTTTGCTTTACTTTGAGCATCTGCTACCCTATTTAACCTAAACTCTTCCTCAATAGTTTGAGTGCAAGTAGGGCATACCGTATTTTCAATAAAGAACTTATGTTCTGCAGTAATTGTAGATACCTTTTGTGAGATCTTACCTTTCAGATTTCCCAACTTACGAAGTTTATCCGCATAACCAATTAAAGTATCTTGCTCCTGAATATACTCACGAAGAGGTTCTTCTAAGGATTCATTTTCATGAATATACTGTTCAATTTCTTTATCTAAATCGGAAATTTTCCGACTATTGTTATTAATATTATCTTTTCCCCTATTCTCAAGTTCTTCAATAAAGTTTTTTTGCATTTCAACTTTATCTTTGAGCGATTCTTTTTTCAAATCTAATGTTTTAATTTCATCTTTGATTTGACGAATCTTTTCCTTAATAATGGAATTCATTGATGAGAAGATCTTAATGTCTAAAAGATCCTCAATTACTTCTCTCCTATGTGCTGCAGGAAGTTGCATAAAAGGAACAAAAGTACTTGAACCCAAAATTACGATTTGAGTAAAAGACTTGTAGTTCATTTTAAGAACTGTTTGTTCAAACCATTTTTGCTGATCAACTGCAGCAGAAGATTGGTCTAAAAGACTTCCATTTCTATAAATTTCAAAAATTGCTGGTTTAATTCCTCTTATAACTTTCCAATCAATAGATCCAATAGTAAACTCAACTTCAACTTTACAATCTTTCTCATTTACAGTATTGATAAGTTGAGGTTTATTAATTTTGCGAAATGGTTTTCCAAACAAAGAAAAAGTCAATGCATCAAGCACAGTACTTTTTCCAGCACCATTTGTACCAATAATTAAATTGGTTGTTTTTTGAGTAAATTCAATTTCACTAAAATGATTTCCTGTACTTAGAAAATTTTTCCAGCGGATTTTATGAAAGATAATCATTGGTCAGTATCAATATCAGGTGGAATTACAATGTCGTTTGGTGTAATAATAGTATACCTATAATCATGCATTTCGCAGGCTTTAATTAAAAGTTCATCATCAATTTCAACAACTCTCATTATTGGAAAATCTCTTTCATCTTCTAACATCATAGCATATCTTGTAGCGTCATCCTCTTCCTCAAATAGATAAAGAATTTCTTCGCCTGCAGAATTTTCTACAGAATATGCACCTTCTTCTTCTTTACCATCAATAGTGAGAATGAACATTTTAAACTAACTCACATGCTTCTTGGTAGACTTCAGAAATTACTTTTTGGAGGATAGATTTATCCAAATCCACTTCTGCTTCTTCTATGTATCTGTTGAGAACAGAAAGAGTATCTTCAGATTCAAAAGCTTCAAAATCTTCTGATTCTTGAATTTGAAAATTCTCAACTACTTTTAATTCTGCAATATTTGAAGAGTAAAGTTTATCAATGAATTTTTCAAACTTTTTAGTATCGCTTTTTTTGCGAACAATTACTCTTACAATCTTACTTTCATATTCTCTAGAATCAAACGTTTGATAATCAGTATCTTCATAGTAAATGTTATAAAACATTTTATATGGATTATTGATTGGAGTGTGGTCTAAGGTTTCTGTATCGAAAATATTAAATCCCCGAGTATCATTTACATCATTCCAATAAATTTCATAAGGATTTCCTAGATAAAAAATCTTACCATCATCATTTCTAGTATGATAATGTCCAGAAAAAACTTTTTTATAAGACTTAAAAATATCTTTTTCTCTACCATGATCCATTACATGTCCACGATATGCAGAAAATCCATTTAATTCCAAATGCCCCATAGCAACTGAAGCGTTGCTATTTTGAATCATTTTAATAGATTTTTCTTCATTCTCCTGATTAATCCAAGGAATAAAAAGTACTTTTAGATTTCCAACTTTCAATTCCTCTGGATCTGCAATTACTTGCACATTATCATACTCACGAAGAAGTAAATCCACAGCATTAACTTCGTTTGTATTTTTATAATATGCAGTGTGATTACCGACAACAGTAATTACTTTGCATCCCATACTTTTAAGACGATCATAGTAATTACTTTTTGCCCACAATAACGCAGAGAAATCAATTCCCTTACGACTATCAAAGGTATCACCCATATCAATAACTGTGGTAATACCTTGCTCCTCTAGAGCAGGAAAAAATACATTATTGTAGAACTTTAGAAAATAATCATGAAAGAGTTTTGAATTCTTTCTTGCTCCAAAGTGTTGGTCGGTAATAATTGCGACTTTCATTCAATGATCAGTAACGAAGTTTGGAGTGAACAGCATCCTTGATGCTATTATAGTCGGAATAGTTTGACCCGTCAATAGTGTTGTTGTCCACAAACACTTCATCAAATCCAGTCTTCTCAAGAATTTTACTTTTAATTTCTAACTGTTTTTTTTCCTTTTGAATTCTTCTCAAAAATGCATAGTGAATGATTTGAGTAAAATATGCAAAAGGATTCTGAGATTTTGCTGGATCAAAATTGTGAATGTACTGCACACAATTTTCAATACCATCAGAAATCATATCATCTTTAAAGATATAATTCACAAAGTTTGGTTTAAATGATAAGTGAGTTGCAATTTTTAAAAAGCATTCTCCCAAATAATTTGGAATTCTTGGTTTGGGAAGATCTCTAATTTCTGCAATTTTAACAGTTTCTCTATAGTCAATTAAAGCTGCTAAAAAGTCTTTGTTATTTACGTAATGGACTGACCTTTTTCTTTTGGTCATTACTGCTGTGGAAATCATTTGACATTATTATGTATTCATAACGATATTATAACATTTATTCCCCTAGTTGACAAGGTATCTCAAACTGTGTATAATAACCTTTGTGGAGGTTGAAAAGATTGGCTTTAGCTTTTTTTAAAGAGCTTTTCTAGAATCTCTTTAGCATCATTTACATTAGAGATATATCCCATTTTTCTATCAATCTTAGAGTAACGTCCTTTATTGTTACCTGCTTGACGTACATATGATTGGTACATCTTAATCATTTCAATGTCGTTTGATTCGGATATAGTAATTACATCTTCAAGATCAATAATAAAAAGATCTTCTGATGTTGTTTTTAACCAGGGTTCTAACTTATATCCGACAATACCACCTCTACTATTTACGATGGAGACAATGACTGGATTCGATACTAACAGCAGTGTTCTACCATCTTCATCTGAAGGTGCTACTTTAGTGAATAGTTCTTCACCTGTTTTTAATTTAAGTGTTGCATAAAAATCGTCTTCTATCATGGTTTTAAATTTATAGTGATTATCTCATAGTTAAAATTTTCCTCATTGTAAATTTTAATCCTTTCAATTAAATGATTAAGCGTATAATTCTTTTTTGATTTATATGTACAATCATCTGCAATATCATACAACATTGCTTTTGTTTTTGTTTTACTTTTTCTTAGCACTCTTCCAATACTTTGGAGATTTCTAACTCTTGATTTACTAGGAGAAGCAAAAATAACATTATGAAGATTTCTAATATTTACTCCTGTTGAAAAAACTCCATAAGATGCTATAATGATTGCATTAGATTCATTCTCAGTAATTTCTCTAATTTTTTCACGTTCAATAGCATCTACACCACCATGCACAAAAAATACTTTTCTATTGGGGTGAGTACTACTATTTATTAATTCAAATAAAGGTTGTCCATGAGCTTCTACTCTAGAAAATAATACTAAGGTATTTCCTTTTAAATCTAAAGATAAATTTTTGATGAAATTATTTCTTTTTTCATGTCCTATTAAATATTGAATTTCATCTTCAAATACTTCAAATCTATTTGCAGGATGTTTTAAAATAATACAACGTATATCTAATTTAGATAAATGTCCTTGTTCCATCAATTCTGAAGTTCTTGTAATCTTATATGATGGACCAAACAATCCTTCTAAAACCCATTTGTGGGTTTGAGTACCATCTAAAGTTCCAGTAAACCCAAATCTATATTTTGCATGATGAAGTTTAGTCATAATTGATGTTAATGACTTACTTTTAAAAAGGTGCGCTTCGTCTCCAATTACAACATCAAAAGGTTCAAAAAAGTTTCTTTCTAATTTGTAAATTGACTGCCAAGTTGTGATTACAACTGGAGCATCTGTTATTTTTTCTCTACCCGAATATATTTTGTGACAGTATGACTCAGCATCCCAACCATAATCCTGAAAATCCTTGTACATCTGCTCTACAAGAGATGTCGTTGGAACAACTAAAAGAATTTTTTTGTCTCTGCCAGCAAAATATCTCACGATTGAATAAATCATCAGAGATTTGCCACTCGCAGTGGGGCTTATCAATAGTTTTCTATTGTGCCTTAAAGCATCGTATACTCCCTCAATTTGATATTGTCGTGGACTATGAGAACATATAGAACTCATATAATCTTTTACGCCTTCGTATGAAATTGATTCGTTTACTTCAAAAGGAAGACCATAAAATTTATTTTCTTCAAATTTATAGGTATAATTATAACTCTTGCAAAAAGATATAAGTTTATCTAGCAATCCAACATATATTTGCTTTGTTCTTATGTCGAATAAATGAATTTCTCCATTCCAATTCCTGCCCCTATATTGGGGCATAAATTTTGCATTTGGAACTTCAAACTTAAAATGATCTCTTAATTCATATTCAATATGAGGTTCAGTTATTATCTTAAGATATACTTCGTTAGATTTCGTAATTACTAAGTTTGCTTTATCAACCATATCCAGCCTGGAATTTCATAACTTCAATAGCATTCTTAATTTGATACGTTCTGTTTTGTATCATTTTAAGAATACTCTCAATATAATTTAGCATAGTTTCATAGTAGTCAATTTTGAGACAAACATTAGATAATTTTTCATCAGCATCAAGATATTTTTGAAGAGTATCTTTGTCTCTAATTTTTTTGGGAAAAGGATTTTCCACATAAACTTCTGGATCGGCTTTCCCTGTATAATATTCAAACCGATCGTGACGAATATTTCTTTTTTGTTGTTCGGCTTTTTTTCTCAGGAGAAATATGGTATTATAAAGATCAAAATATTTTGCATGTAATATGGGAATGTTCAAAGATTCTGTGTGAAGATTATCTGGATCAATCTTAGAATCTTCTTCCCACATTTTTTGTATATTATCAAGATCAATCATAAAGGATCGCCATTTAAATCTGTTATATTGTAAATAGTATACTTGAAAATTGCTTCTGCTGTAAAGTATTCTACATCTCCTAAAGATGCATCAAAATTTAAAGATGAAAGTGATACTGGAAATAAACCATTAAATTTAATTTTAAAGTTTGGATTATTGTTACTAGTTAAAATTTGCAAAGTTCCATCAGAATAGATATTATCCATGCTTTTATTTTGAGCATTTATTTTTGGATTTTGTAATTGGAGATCGTAAATCTGCTGTAATGATTGTGGGAATCCAAGACCTCTCATCCAATTTTGGATTTCCATATAATTTTCTAAATTTTCATCAACCATAAATCTAAGAGTAAAATCCTCAAATCTTAACTTATCTCCTGGTTGATCAATATCTTTCAAATATGATGGTTGTACCGCAGTTCCCAAATCTATTCCTGGGATGGTTGCTTGATTGCTAAAAAATGCAACTTTTGGCGCTTTACTTAAAATAAATTTAAATCCAATAGGAGATAAAAAATTTCTATTCTCTATTTGATTTGTATATGCGTTCTTCGTAGCCATTTTTTTAACTATTTAGATAAAAAAAGAGGGTCCCGAAGGACCCTCCAGAAGTTATGTGAAATAGATCACATGAGGTTCTTAACAGCAACTCTTCTGTAGTAGCGGTTGCTATTGGTTGTAAGGAGACCTTGACCTTGAGTGGTTCCTTCAGCGAATGGGTTAGCAACAAGACCATAACGAGTCTTGAAGCCAATCTTGGGCTGGAAGGAGTTCTCACCAACGGCACGTACCATTTGGAGAGGAACATAAGGGCAATAGAACAGACCAGCATCATAAGGGGAAGAACCCTTATAACCAACAACGTAGTATTGGTTGCCTGAAGTTGCATTACCTGCAGTCAGGTTTGCCGAATATGGGTCAATATATACACGATATTTGCCCATCAGAGTACCAGCAAAGGTGTTGCCGGTATCGTCTACCTGGAGATTAGCGTTGAGTGCAGGGGTGTAATCAAGAACACCAGCCATGGTCAGTGCTGAAGCAACGTCAGCAGAGCACATGATGATGTTACCCTTTCCTCTTCTTGTTCTTTGTGCGATTGCGTTTGCATCACGCTCAATTTGGAACAGAAGACCCTTGAACTTCTCAACTGACCAACGACCATTGGAGTCAATGTCGAGGTCAAATACACCTGCAGTAGCAGTGTTTTGTGCAGCACCTTGTTCAGCAACCTTATAGATGGTTCTGATAACTTCGCGGTTGATTTCAGCAAGAATCTCAGTTGAGAGAATGTTTGCTAATTCCGCTTCAGCATTCAGACCGTGGATTGCCTTGAGGTCCTGAGCGAGTTCTAAGGTGTACTCTGCTTTCAGAGCTCTTGACTTGGCGGTAACAGTGACTTTCTCGATTGAGAATGCCATCTGGTTGAATGCATCTGCACCAGTACCATCAAGTGCTTCAGCCTGGTCGGTACGCATACCTTGACCAACACTGTAGGTGTTCTGAGCAACGTTATTAGTTGGGTTCAGAACTGCTGGGTTTGTACCTGCTTGTGCAGTAGTACCCATACCAACGCCACCGCTGGTAAATGCATCTTCGTTATCACGACCAAATGGTTGACCTGAGAATGCGGTATCTGCTTCGTTGTAGAATGCTTCTGTACCGCTTTGGTTGGTGTAACGTGAACGCATTGCGAAGATGAGTCCAGTAGGACCGTTCATTGGTTGAACGCCAGCCAGATCGTATGCTACGAGATTAGGCATTGAGCGTCTGATCAATGAGATCAGAACTGGGTCAAAACCTGCAGTAGGACCTGCGCTGAATCCTTGTGCGCTACCACCAAAACCAGCAGCAGAATTACTAGCAGTTGAGTTAGCTGCAGTTTCATTAAGGAATGAACCTGCGGTTTCGAAAGCTGATTGCTCTCTTAAAAATCTTTCTTGGTTTTCTAACAGGACAGCGGTTACTGCTCTACGATGTGAATCTTTGATTGGATCAAGACCCTCATAGTTGAGGAGTGGTGCCCACTTTTCCTGCAATTGTTCGGAATGGAACATTTGCGTTTACCTTTTGTAGTGTGTTTGTTTACGTTTGAATTATGTTAAATTCAATTATTTGCTGAATGCTGAAAGAGTTTTCAGATAAGCAGACATTGAACCCGAGATAGACTCAGGTGAACTATCTACTTGCTCCGAAAGGGATTCAGATTTAGCTGATGGAGAAACATTTCTTGATGGGAAATATGATTCCTTCAGAGTCTCCAGTCTTTCACGATATTTTTCTTCACTTTCAAACTCAACACTTTCGGCAAGTGAAGCGAGCTTTTCTTTCTGAGTAGTAGCAAGACCCCCAGAAACTTGATCTAAGATTCCCTCAGCAACCGACTCTGCGAGACGCTTGTTAAGGAAGATATTTCTCTCAATTTGCTCGTTGAGTTTTTCTTCCATTTCATCTAGTTTATCTACCATATTCTCTAATACATCGTATTTATCTTCAGGGATTGAAACATAATGTTCTTCAAAAAGTCCTTTTAGACCACCGAGGAATGATTCGGTGAGTTCTGATTTGAGACCATGCTCAATGATGAGAGCATTTTCTGAGAACCATTCCTCAGAAACATACTCTAAATAAGAATCAACTCTCTCTGCAAGTGCTTCTTTAATTTCTTCGACTTCTTCAATAAGTCTTTGCTCATACTGAGATTCGAGAGATTCTTTAATTTCTTTAACCTTAGTTCTAAGAGCAGCTTCATAAATGAGTGCTGCTTTTTCCTTGAACTCTTCGGAGAGACCTTCTCCTTCGGTTAAAGCATCGATATCATCTTCGATATCGAAATCTTCTTCCATTTTCTTTTTCTTACCAGACTCATCTTCTTCCTCATCATCGTCTTCTTCATCATCTTCTTCATCATCTTCTTCAGACTTCTTAGCTTCTTTTACAGTCTTTTTCTTTTTACCTGACTCATCTTCTTCATCATCATCTTCTTCATCATCATCTTCCTCTTCATCCTTTGCCTCAAGGAGTTCTTCATCTTCATCATAATCAGCATCTTCTTTCTTCAGACCCTTCATAGGATCTGCAGATTTTGCTCCCTTATTAACAACATTCTTAACTGTCTTAAGTGTTGTTCCAGGGGTCTTAAGCTTTGCAGAATCGTCATCTGGTCTATAATTAGTTGGATCTGGTCCTCCAAGATCCTCCCAACTACCCGTTTGACCATCAGGTAGATTACCTGATAATTTTGGCATTGCTTCCGCTGGTTTTGCATTTGCATTAACTGCGGTTTTGGATTGCTTTGTGCCTACTTCCATTTCTTGTAAATCTCCACGAGACATTTGAACTCTCCGATTAACCTGTAGTAATTTAATCTATATTTATTTATAATTTAATAAATTACACTAATTATAGTGAATTTAAGAAGTCATTAAAAATATGAAGTTTCTTCTCTTCAAGTTTTCTTTGACTTACAAGAGAATTGATTTTTTTGTAAGTTTCTGAAGCGAGTTTTTCTCTAAGAATCCCTCCTTCCCAAACCCATTCTTTGCCTTCCATAATTCCCTGAACAAAAGCATCAGGTGCAGAGGGGTCAGAAACGATATCGGCAGCGGTTGCAAGCATAAAATCTTCACCAACTTCCTTATAACCCTCACGAGTTTCTCTTAATGAACCAATACCACGAGAAGAAACACCAAGAGTAACCCCATCATTGATAAGTGCTTCTGCAATTTTACCCATAGGGGTAGATAAAATTTGTGCCTTACCAATAAAATTATTTCCCTTCTGATAAAGTTCAACAATTTTGTGGGAAACCCTATCAAGATTTACTGTAGGACCATCTGGATGTCCAAGTTCTCCAAGAGCACGTCCCTTTTGAACATACTGCTCATTGTATCTTTGAACTTCCCTTTGCATCACTGGAAGACGATAAACTCTTCCATTTCGATTTACTTGTTCACTTTGTAAAAAAATACCCTGAATGTAAAGGTTTTTTTTACCATTTACACTTTCAGTAATAACTTTTACTTTTTCTACTTCTTCTCTAATGAGTTTCATTTATGCTAATCCGGTAACTTGTACTTGTTGGCAATATACTGTTCCAGTACCACCTTCAGTTCTTGCAGAAAGTCTTTGAGACATTCTAAGTTCCGCATAATTATTGGAATCATAAGAAGTTACAATTCCACTACTGTTATATCCAAGAACTATTCTTCTCGAAAAATATCCATCATATGACGATGAATTGTTTACAGAAACGATTGGAACATGTACAAAATTGTAATATGGTTGTCCAGTTACTGTTAAAGTAACATACTCACCAACACCAAAAGGACATTGAGTTCCTTCTGCAAAATCTATTGTCGTTGTAGATCCAGTTGTAATTCCAGTAACTCTATTTGAACCTACGTTAAGTGCTAAAGTTGCACTTTGCCCTGCTGGGATATAGTAGTCTGTAGTCGCAGCACTTGGATTTGTTCCAATTGCAACAAAAGCCCCAGCACTAACTGCTACAATTCTCAATACATTTGATTGAACTGAAAATGAAGTCGTTAATGATGGGGTTGCATTAATTGATAGGGAAATCCCTATACCAACTGGTCTATGAGACATTATTCTTACAATTCATTTACTAATTATTTATTATATTTACTTCTTACTATTCCTAAGAAGAATAATCCTCTCCGTCAAACAATGATGCTGCTACTGAAGGCTTAAATGCATCGATTTTTTCTGCAGACTTTGCAAAAAGCAAATCTTTAATTTTGTCACTAATCTGAGAAGGGCTTTCATCAGAAGCAATCAAATCCATTAATTCATCCATAGTTTTAAATCTTCCTAATCTTTTTTATTTATATCTTGCCCCCTTTGGGCATATCTGCAACTTTTCCATCTGCTTCAGTTGATCCACCATCTTTTACACCATCAGTATTTGGTTCCATAGCTGGTTGACCAAGATCCATACTTGAAGTTCCTGGTTCTATAGGCATACCTGTTGCAGGATCGATAGGTGCATTTGGATCTGGAATAACTCCATCTTTAATTTCTTTTTTAATAATTGCATCTTGCTCAATAATTTCTGCATCAGTCTGGCGAAGAATTTTTCTCCTTATGTAATCTTTGGAGTAATATTTTCCAACATATGGTTCAGCACTAGCAAGTAGATTTAATCTTTCAGTCATCAACTCGGCATCTTTAAGTTCAGAGAAGTGATTATCATATAGAAAATCATATTGAATATGATCTTTCATGACTTCCCAATCTTCTGGAGTAATGATATTTTTCAAAATCAATTGAGTTTTCAACATGTCGCTAAACATATTTGAAAATCTCTTTCTCAATCTTCCCACAAATTTGGTGAATTTTAATTCATCTCTTAAAATTTCTGAAGATCTCCCGAGATTAAAACCACCTTCTCCATCCATTCTTGATGGGGGAACATTTAAAGATCTGTATAATTTCTTTTTAAAATAATCAATATCAGTAATTTCACCAAGATTTTGTCCACCGGGAAGTGTGGTAATTTCTGTACCTCTTCCACCTTCTCTTCTTGGAAGCCAAAAATCTTCCATCATACTCATAAACTTTTTATCATCACGAACTTCTCCAGTTTGGGCATCGTAAACTAACTTATTACGATAACGCATCATTACATCACGCAAGTATTGTTCTGCCTTTACTTTAGGTAGATTTCCCACATCAATATAAAAAATTCTACGTTCTGGAGCTCTTGATAATCTGTAAATAACCAAAGAGTCTTCAATCATTCTCAATTGATTGAGAGATTTGATTGCTTTATGCAAATAGGAAAGTGTTGTTCCTCTATTTCTATCTACTAATCCAGAAGTACAATATGAAATTGCATCTTTAGCAATTTTTACGCCACCACCACTAGAATTTGTTCCCGATGGATTTCCTGAAAGATACGTTAAGTTTGGATTATAGAGAAAATACTCTTCAATATCAATGAATGTATAATCCATTGGATTTTCATCTTGTCTTCTTACCGCATATTGTTGACCTTTTGGTTTCTTAGCTAATCTAACATAACGCATTTTCATTGCGTCAATGTATCTTAACTCTTTAATACCTTCTTGGGGTTTCTTTAAATCAATTACTTTGTGATAATAAATTCTACCATCAACGTACCAATTTCTATAAATTTCATGACTTTTTTTCTGAAAGTCAAGCATTTCTAAAATATATTTAAACTCTTCTCTAATTTTTTTCTTAATACCATCACTTGCATTAAGATTAGATAGTTCAATTTCTAC